TCAGATGACGGCCAGGACGACGTAAACGGTGTCTTTGTAATCAGCGGTGGCGTCGGCTTCGTTGTTCCACGTTCCGGGCGCGGCGAGCAAGCTGTCGAAGAAATTGATGAGGCCGCTGGAATGTTTCGTGGTGAGAGTTTTGTCGTCGTCCCCGCCGGCGGCGGACATCTCGAGCTGAAACGCGGCCAGGACGTCGGCCACGCTGTTACCGGCGGGCGTATTGTGCACCAGCTTGCTGGTGAAATATGGGCTGGTGAAAAAATCTGACGCGGCAGCCTGGCATACGCTCGCGCCTGAGGTGTCTCGCGCGTTTTCGAGCTGGATGATGCGCTGGCGCAACGTATCGAGGACGGGATTCTCGGCGGGATCGCCGGTTGCGGCTTGATCCTGGATAGTGGCGACGATGGCGTCGAGATTAGTTTCCTCGGCTGCGCAGAGGTCGTAGGCGTAGCAGAGTTTCCCGAGAATTTTGAAAACTTTAACGTAATTGGCGTCGAGCATTAGATGTATCCTTTAGTTGTGAGTTGAGAATTGAGCCGCGTAAAAGAAGCTGCGCTTCTCACGCGGTTTTAGAGCCGCGTAAAGGGGAGAAGGGCTATACGCATTCATGCGAAGTGCAGTCTGCGATTTGTTTTGGGGCGGATGAACAGCGCGGCATCGGTGTAAACGAGACGGCCGTTCTCATCGCGGCCTTTCATTTTTTTCAGGCGCTGATGGCAATCGAGCGCGGGATCGGAGCTCTCGGACAGCGCGAGAATTTCCAGGGCGCCATCGGTTTTGCGCGCGGCAACAAACGAAAACTGTATGCCGTTGCCATTAGCGGTTACGGCCCCCGCTTTTTTCGCGGGCGTGGCCATGGCTAAAACTTCGCAGCGAGAGTCGCACTGATTGCGGAGCCGTCTGTGGTGCTGGCTCCGAAAGTGATCTTTGCCCGGACGTAACGCTCGCAGTCCGCCGGGATTTTGCAGCGGCGGTCGAATGCCGCAACGCCTGCGCCCCCGGCGCCGGTCTGGACCACGCTCAGAATCGTAGCCGCGACTGCGGTAAAAACGGCGGTGGTCGACGTCTCGATGATGTACGTGACCGTGCGCGTGTCTGGAACGATGACAGTGCTCAGCGCGGGCACGGTGAGGTTAAGCTCGATGCCCTCGCCTTTTACGGCATCGGTGCCCAGATCGATTACCGCGGAAGTGGTACTCGAGCTCGCGGCGGCGGGAAGTGCGAACGCGGCAGGGTTAATGCTGGCGTCTTGGATGTTTCTTGCGAGAGGGAGAGCCATTTTAAGAAGTCCTTAGTTGAGGGTTGGTAGTTGAGAGATTACAGAGTGAGCGCTTCGGTATCGATAATGGAATCGGTGGCGATGATTGGGACGCCGTCGTAGTCGGTCGGCAACGGCGCGATAGTGGGCTGATTCGGACGGCCTGCGCCCTGGCCGAAGAGCGTTACAGTCCGCGATTTTTGCAGTTGCGCCCGGCTGCGGCGGGACATGAAAAGGTGCGTTGGCTTTACGCCGATTGGGAATTTGGCGAGCAGATCTGCCAGCAACGAATCGGTGAGCCCTTTGCCGCTGTCAGTGGTGAGTTTCTTGATTCGGCCGACGGCATATTTGCTGAGCCATTCCACGCCGATCCAGCCTTCGAGCGAATTTTTCCAGGCGGTCATTTCCTTGCTGCTCCGCGCAATCGTCTGGACACGCCATTGGCCGACATCGAACACCTGGTTATTGCCGAAGATGAGGCCCATGAATTTCGGGCTGGCGACGATGGCATAAACGGAGCTGCAAATGTCGGCAGTGGTGCCGCCGGCGTCCACGACCAGGCCGCTATCGACTACCTGCACGCCGCCGGGATAACCATCCGGATCACCGCCGGTGCCGGTGCCGTACCAAACTTGCTTGCCGGTGGTGAGAAGAAACGCGCGTCCGTGGCCATCAGCCTCGAGTGCCAGCGCGTGCGCTTCGCCCTGTTCATCGGCAGAAGCTGCGGCGCGGTCCATTTCCATCTGACCGTCGTAATAGAAACATTCGAAAATTTTGTTTACGTAGGTGCTCTTGGTCGGCTCGACGCCTACGTTGAGCTTGCGAAACCCGGTGGCCGGATAACCGGTGCGAATGAGTCCCTTGAACGAAGTGCCTTTGATGGCGCGCGCGGGGACCACCTGAAGCTCGGGCGCTGCGTTCAGGTTTTCTTCGATGAGCCCGACGGTCATGTCGGACCCGTTGATCTTCGCCAGATCGAGAGCGGTTAAATATTGGTAGGCCATAGAATTTTATGCTGCTTGTGCGTGAGCGAGTTCTTCGGAGATCGCCGCCTGGACGCGGTCGATTCCGCTGAGCTGCGAAGCTGCCGTTGCGCCGCCGGCAGGTTTTTTTACCGGCTCGGTGATGCCCGCAGCGGCGGCGCGATTGATGACTTCTTTCTCGACGCGGGCGTCGAAATCTTTTTGGGACATTTCCAGTTCGCCAATACGCACCGTAAGCTGCGCGTTTTCGGTTTTGAGACCTTCATTGGCGTTGGTGGCCTCGGCGACACTGGCGTCTTTCGCGTTGGCATCGGCCAGCGTGTTTTGGACGGCCGCCAGGAGCGCGTCGTGATTTTCGACGCCGAAAAGATTGAAGATCGCAGCTTGCTGATCGCGCCAGGCTGTGAACGTGGCCAGCGCGGCGGCACCGTCGTCGCCTGAGCCCGCGAGGTCGAAGAACAATTTCATGTTCGCCTGCACATCGCCGATGGTGCCTGCGGTTTCTTTCAAGCCTGCGATGGAGGCCAGCGCGCCCGAGAAATCAGTGGCGCCGCATACTTCGAAGATTTGCTGGAGCTGCGCTTTCTGCGTGGTTGGCTCTGGCATTACGAAAACGCGAATACACGCAATCGCGATATGCGGAAAGCGAAAAAATGCGGTAAATGGAAGATTTTGTTTCCGACGCTTCCAAAGACGTGCTTTAATCAAGCAAACCAGGAAGCCAGGAAAAGATTGCCAGACAGGAATAAGAAACGCGCGCGCGATCGTCGCTGGTACGAGCGGCATCGCGAGATCCAGCGCGAAATCAAAAAGCTGCGCCGGCGCGCGGCTTACCGGGCGATGATTTTAGGGTTGCCCGCGAATCACGCGAATTAACGCGAATTGTTTTTCAGAACTGAGCCAAGGCGGTTGCCAGATCGGGAAGGACCGCGTCGATCAGATTTGCGTCGAGCGCGGCTGAGCCGAAGAACGATTGGCCTTGCATGACGTCATTGGAAACATTCGGGCGCTTCGAGCTGACCGCTTCCCGGAACATTTCGCCAATGCGATCGACTTCTTCCTGGAACATCGCGCGCTCTTCGTCGGTGAGCGGTTTGAATGGCGCGCCCATGCCTTTGAATTTTCCATCGGAAATGAAATTGATTTTCAAGCCTTCGTTTGCGAGCGCAACCGTTGCGTCGAGCAATGCGCAATAAACGCCGATTGAACCAACATCGGAACTCTCCGTGCCGAAAATCTGATCGGTTTGGCTGGCGATGTAATAGGCTGCGGAGCACATCATGCCTTCGGTAAATGCAAAAACGTTTTTCATACTGGCGAGCGCTGCCACTTTTGCGGCTGATTCGGGAACGCCGGTAACGCTGCCGCCTGGCGAATCGATCAAGAGCATCACGTTTAGGATCGCGGGATCTGCGGCAACGAGTGCCAACGCGTTATCGAGATCGCGCAGATCATAGCCGCCATAGCATTCCATTTCGAAATCGGAAATGTTTTTGTCGATCACGCCATCGATGTGAATAATGGCCATATCGGTTCCAGCCATCTCGAGAATGTTGTTCAATCGCGATCGCACGGAGCGCTCGGATTGTTTGCCCAGCCGCCGTGACGGGCTTTTCTCGCCGGTGGCTGCGAAGTTTGCGGCATGGGTTAGCAGAGCGCGCTCGAACCCGCGCCAGGCGCTGGCTTTTACAAGTAGCGGCTCGCAATAAAGTTTTCTGAAAAGTCGGTCGTATCTCATACAAATCAGAGATCAGATGTCAGAGGTCGGCGGTCAGAAAGCTGTCTAATTTCGAAGGCGCGTTTGCCGATCGCATTGCGATATCGCCGGAGCGCGATACCGAGTTGGCGATGCGAAAATTCGCGGAGCGCGGGGATCTCGAGCTCTTGAATTTGTTCGGTGTGCGCGATCGCGCGGCGCACGGAGGAGCGCGCGCAATTTACTTCGCGCTGAGCGAAAGCGAGCGATCGCGAATGAAGTCCGATGCCCGACGGGCGGTTTCGTGCGATCGCGTTCATTGTCCTTCCTGTTGAGCGCCGTGGACCTGTACGACGGTGCCGGGCTTGGGCGCGAAGATGAGATTGGGGTCCACGCCGGCTTTCGCGCATTGCTCGTTGAGCCATGCCATTTCGTCGATGCGCTGGGTGAGCGCCGGTTTCCATGCGCGCCCGCGGCGGCCGTATTGATCCTGCCAGTTATCCTGGCCGGAATAGAGACGATCGATCTGCGCCTGCGCGGTGTAGCCTTCGTCGGCAGTGAGTTTGGCCGGGCCTTGCCAGTGGCAATTCCACCAGCGCGGATCCGAGCAGCGCGAGAGCTGCCCGTTTTTCATCATCGACGCGGCCCACCAAACCCAGACGCGCTGATTGAAACGATCGTTGAGCGTGTCCTGGATGCTGTCGAAAAACCATTGCGCGTCGGCCAGCGCGATGCGCGCTGTGGCGCCGCCGAGATCGGCCAGGTTCCACACAATCTCAAAACTCAGTCCCGTTCCCAGGCAAATGTCGCGGATCAGAAAAACGAGAAAATCGAGAATATTTTGGGTAGGCCGATCGGAGCTGACGATGTCCAGCTCCTCGTCGATCCCCAGATATTGAATGATGGCGCCACGAATAAATTTTTCATCGACCTGGGTGACCTTCCCGTCGCCATCGACCAGTTTTTTGACCTGGCCGGTGATGCCTTTTTTGCCTGCGTCGCCGGACTTTTTCTTTACCACCAGGCCGAGGGCTTCATGCAGCTTCGCGGAGGCGGTGATGACCGAGCGCAGATCGAGTTGATCGATCGCGCTGTTCACGCCAGGCGCGAACGGCGATACGCCCCGGAGCTGGTTGGCGCGTTTGCGCCGGATAACGTGGATCATGTCCGCGGCGTCGATCTCGCGGACTTCATAGGTGGAACTGAAGATGCCTGCGCTGGGCGGCTGCGTGGCGACGATGTAGCTGACCGCCTTGTTATTGTCGTTCACCCGGACGCCGTCGACGACAAATTGGCCATCCGGCGGGGTGTAGAACGGCATCCCGATCTCGCTGGAATCGAACAGCTGCAGCTGGGGGAACCCGGAAATGCTGCTCGATACGAGCGCATCGAAGCTCTCGGCTTCGGCGAAAATTGTTTCGGCGTGAAACCGTTGCCGCTCCCAAAAAGTCATCGCGCCGGCCACGTCGCTCACGTTCGGGTTATTTCCCCAATCCATGAATTTGGTGCGCGATTCCTCGTTCCAAGGCGCGTCCTTGGTTTGTGGAAATGGGAACACGCCGAAGCCGACCGCGTATTTGCCGACCTGGCTTTTCATGCGCGAGATGAGCCCGAGATTCGCCTCCAGCGCGCGCACCTTTTTTAGAATATTAACGCGATTGGTGCGGGTGAACTCGCGTCGCGCGACGACTGGAAACGCTACAAAACTGGAGCGCGACGCTGAATCGAACGCGGCATCGTAAAAGCTGCCGCCTGAATTAGAAAAACCCGGCTGCGACGCGTCCATGCGCACCACGGGATTAAAGATCCGCGAAATGAAGGCGGGCAGTTTCATCTTTGCAGGTCCGAGAAATCCGCGTAGGTGGCGACGATTCCGCCGGAGGCGTCGTCATTGATTTGGCGCAGCGCTTCGGCATACGCGGCAAACAACTCTTCGACGGTGACAGTGACTTCGTAGCCGAACGCTTTGCCATTCGTGGAAGTGCTGACGACCGCGCTGCCTTCGCCGGCTTTGATCCGCGCGTAGAGCGCATTGAATTCATTCTCGATTTCGAGGACGCCGTCGTCGCCGTTTACATCGACATAAGTGACGAGAGCCTGGACGAATCCGGGCGGGATAAGAGAGACCTGGCGCAGCGCGGGCATTTCGCTGTGCGGCCACTGTCAAAGCCCCGCGCGGATTTCTCTTTCTGTAGGGGCAGCCGTGTCGGCTCGGGATTACGAAACGTTCATCAATCCGCTGACGACTGACTGCGAGCTGTCCGCAAAAGTGACGGTGATCATAATTCGATAACGACCGCGCACGGCGAGTTCCCCGTTGCGGGTCATCCAGCTCACGATGCCGAGGTTTTCATCAAGAACGTCGTCTGGAATAACGAGATCTCGCGAGATGTTGTAATCTGTTTCGCGCGGCCGTTTGCAGGCGAGATGAATTTTCGTCGCGTTGATCAGCGAAGCTGGCTGGCCGGATAATCGGATCTGCACGGGAAATCCAAACGTCCCATGCTCGAAAATTCCTGTTTGGCTGATCGTCATCCGATAATCTAAAGCGTGTCAGCACCGGACATCTGAAGGCGTGAGAGCAGGACGGCGTTGAGCAGTAACTTGCGGGCGAAGACCGTTTCGGAATCGGCGATCGCAATAGCAATTCCCGCGGCGGCAGCGATTGAGCCGCCTTCGCCGTCAGGAGCGTCGCTTTGACCGATAGCTGCCCCTGTGCCTGCGGCAGAAGCGATGGCAACAAAGAAAATCTGCGCACTGGCACTCGCAGCGCCGGACCCTGCCGAAGAGCCTGCGGCAATGGCAATCACCGCAGCGATTACGCTCGAACTGGCTGCGCCAGAGGACGCGCCTGTAGCTTGCACGATCGCAGCCGACACGGCTGCCGCTACAGCTGAGCCGGCAGCGGTGGCATCCGAGCCAGGCGTTCCGGCATCAGCGCCTTCGGCATCGGCTGTTGTAATACCGGCAGAGCTACCTAACGAATCCCAGAGAGCAGCCGACACGGCTGCCGCTACAGCTGCTCCGGATGAACTGCCATCAGCTCCAACAATATTTGAAGCGACGCCCGCTGCGGATCCGATCCCTGCCGAACTTGCGTCGGCCTGAGCGAAATCAACGCCAACGCCAGCGACCGCGCTTAACCCATCCGAACTTCCTACTACCTGGGCTTGGGCGGAGCTATTCGCTGCGGCTGTCCCTGCGCCGGTTGAAGCGCCGACTGAATCCCAGAGAGCAGCCGACACGGCTGCCGCTACAGCTGCCCCGGATGAACTACCTGACGAATCCCACAGCGCCGTACCTACGACCGATGACGCACCTACACCAGAAGAGCTACCGATTGAATCCCAAAGCGCAACGCCAACAACTGACGACGAGCCTACACCAGCGGAGCTGCCGTCAGCTCCTGATACACTGCCCGAAACGCCCGAGGGCGTTGCCGCGCCGGCCGAGCTTCCGGCTGCTTCGCCCTTGACCGCAATGGCATTAACTTTGTTGCCGTTAAGTGTGGTGCCGGTGCGCCAGCTCGAGTAAAAAAATGGCCCGGTAAGCGGCACCCAGACTTGCAACACAGCCGCAGTCGAGCCCTCCATGTAGGCAGTATCGCCTGCCGACCAGGTTGAACCGTTATCGGTCGATTTGGTATAGTAAACCTTGGTGGTTGTCCCGATCGTTTCCGAGCCGTCGCGTTTGCCATTGTAGGCAACGTAAAGATCGCCATTGCCCTTGTTGATGAATATGGCCGGGTTGTAGTTATCGTCTTTGTCGGTGGTGATGTCGGTCAGGTGTGTTATGCCGGACTGACTGGCAGCAGTAACACCGCTGACCTCCCATACCTGCATGTCCGCGGTTGCGGTGTCCCGATCGGAGGACGAGACGAATATCAGATGCCCATCGCTCTCTCGAATCGCTCCAGAGAACGGGTATTGGTAGACCGTAAGATCGGTGCCAACAGCGACAATCGTTTGAATCGTTGAGGACTCGACTTGCGCTACCGCGCTCGAATCCCACATCTTCATGGTCAACGCGGTTGCGCTGGAATCGTGATATATGGCCCAGCAATCGTTATCATCCCCGGTTCCCGTCGCTGGGAAAAGCAGGGCGTGATCCGGATTTGCTTCTTGAAACGTAGCGGAGAGTGCTGCGCCCCACGTCGTCCCGCCGTCTGTCGATCTCCCGAAATATTGTTCGTTGCTGGCGTCTATGGCCGAACAGCAATAGAGGTAGCCGCTGCGCGTCTTGGTGCCGGAGACGTAGGCGTTGTTACCGGCGACGGCGCTGGCGCCAGTGAACGCTGTGCGCTCGGTTCCGAGCGAGTCGCCGTTGGTGTCTAGCTGTCGATAGAAAACTTTGTCGTTGGTGGTATCGAAATACCAGCAATGAATTTTTGTGCCGGTATCGCCCGGCGTCCAGCGATCATACCAGACATCGAACGCGACTTGCGTGGTGGCTGAGTTGATCGTGACCGCCGCGCCCCAGGTGGCGCCGCCGTCGCTGGTCTTGGAATAGACGAACGTGCCGCCGCTATCGATGTAGAACTGATAACCGACCGAGGTGGTCGTGAAAACGATCGACCGCATTCCGCGGCCGGTGGCGGTGCCGATCGTGCTATCAATGGAGACGTCGGCCATAAATTATTCCCGCCCCTGGCAGGCCGATTCGAAATGCGGTGGCTGTTCAGCCAACCACACTTCCGTTAATCCTCCGTGACGGTGGACGTGGTTTTGAGCCGCGGAATCACGCCGACAGCCATCGTGATATTTGGCGTGACCGTGCCGCTGTAGAGAAGCTTGTTTGAGACGCCGGTGCCCACCGAGAAATGCGTGATTGCGCCGCCTGGCGAGGCTGTGCATTCGCCGAAATCGATGTTTGCGACTGGCGAGACGCTGCCGGAAGCCACAGTCCATCCGCCGGTCGTTCGAGCAACCGTGACCCGCGCATAGCCGGTATAGGCAGTTTCGCTGGTGGATTGTGTTCCGCCTTCACCGGGGTCTGCGGTATGCAAAGCAACGGAAAGCGTTGTTGCAGGTGAAGTAGCATCGTTGTCTGCCAAGTCGGCGATCGCCGTGGCGTTGAAAATCAGCTTTAGGATATCATCCTCGAACGTGTTGCCTTTGCTCATTGCCCAACGGGCGCCTGTCAATTGACTCCTACGGGTCTCTCGTTTCCAAACTGCGAACAGGCCGGCTCCTTTCACGAGGACCGGCCTGTCTCGTTCCGGAGCCGGAATGGCGGTTCTTTATCCAGATTGCGCAATTATGCGGAAACTGATAGGAAGCGCTGCGTGCCAGACAGGATTTTCACCGACCAATACGGTCGGCCCGTCGCAATTTTCTTTGAGAGCGCGAGTCCTGGCGGACAGATAGAAAATTTGATGGACAGGCCTGGCGTCGATTTCGAGGGATTTACGCACGAAAGGGTCCGCGAGATGACGAGGCATCGCGCGAGCCCCAATTGTTTTCTTCCCCCGAACGGTACGCCGATCGCGGCGACCGTGCGCGAGATCGATCATCCGCACGGCCGTTTCAGACGATCCGATGGAACACGATTCGACGTTTGTGTGATGGAAGTTACGGATCCGGCGATCTCGCCTCCGAGCGCGGAGGTTTTCGCGAACTATCACACTGGAAACGAGCTAACCGGCGAACGCACGGTCGATGAAAAGATCACGATCGGAAGACCAGGAACACGCGCGAGATGCAACTGCTGGCTGTGCGAAAGCGGAAGACTGAATCTTATGCTCCCGGGTTTAACCGCTCTAGCAGCGCGGCGCGGTCCGCGTCCTGTTTCGCGCGAACGCGCTGACGAAGTTCCGCGGGCAACATGAAATTAAAAATCTCGGCGATCTTCTCACAATCGCCGAAGTGGGGATCGACGCCGCCGGCATCCCATTTGAGTACGGTGCGGCCTTCGTCATTGCGTTTACGGATGAGTCGTTCGGCTGTGATTTGTTCGATGAAATCCGGGGGGAGATCTTGCGGCAACCAGTATGGCGGTTGTTTGCGCTCTTTGATGACGAACCGGTAAAGGTGCTCTTTCATCAAATCGTCTGTGTAATGAACAAGAGCGATCTCGACCTGGCCGGCGTCGGTGTTGTGCAAAATGGTGGTTTCGTTGATCGGCAGGTCTCTGCCACCGGCGTATTTGCCGCCTTTGGTTACAGTCCAACGGCCGCCTTGTTCGTCGGCGAAGTTGTAAACGCCGGTGGTGGCTTTGGCTTTGTAGCCGGAATCCATTAGTCCATGCCAGACGTCGAATTCTTCCGGCGGGCCGCCGTCGTTATGGATGAATTTCCATTTGCGATTGGAGATATCGACGATCTCGCGGTAGGAGACGCATTGGCCGAGCGCGATGGTGGCGCGGGCGCCATCGACCATCCATGCGCGTAGCGTGTAGTAGAACTCGAGCTGCTGGACATCGACCTGCATGGTGATTACGACGGGACGAAATGGTAGCACGAGCTCGGCGTTTGGATCTTGCACGGCACCGAGCGTGAATTTCGGGCTGGCTTCCTGGATGAGCTGGATAGCTTTGCGGGTGACGCCGCCGGTCTTTCGTTCCCAGGCGCGACCGAGATATGAATTGTAAAAATTGTGGAGGCCGCCTGGGAGATGCTGGGTCTCGAGGAATTTCTTTGCCATCATTCCCCAAGTGAGCGCGGTTGAAAGCTCGCCGCCGATATAGAAGCTGCGATGATCTGCCGGCGCGTTCGGATTTTGCGCGCGCCATTCGCCGCGGCGCATCATCCATTGTTTTCTCTCGTGCGGAATTTTCGCGGAGCACTCAAGTGATTGGCATTCGTAAGCGGTGTGTTTCTCGACGAGATCGAGATTGTAGGAGCCATCTTTGTTTTTGATGCCTTTGATGTGGCTCCAAATGAAGTGCTCGAACCGTAGCCCTTGCATGTGGCCGCATTCAGGACACGGCACAAAGAAACGTTCCTGGCTGCCTTTGGCTGCTTCCTGGCTAATGGGCATCTCGGGGACGGTGGGCGTACTGCCGACGACGAATTTCGATGTGCCCTGAGCTTTGTACGTGATGAGCCGGACCTCGATGAGATCGAGTGTGCCGGCTTCGATATCATTTTCGGTATTCCATTTGTCGATCTCGTCGCACGCGACGTTTTTCATCGGCAGCGATGAGACGAGCGCGGGCGAGCCGACGCCGGTGGCGAAAAAATCCATCGACGAGAAATACATTTCTTCTGTGGTGAATTTCTCGCGGCGATTGGCGGGCAGATATTTTGTGAGCCGCGGCGTGTTGGTAAAGCGATCATGCAATTCTTTTTTCACGTAACGCTTCATCATGCGGCGCGACGGTTGCGCGAGCATGGTGGGGCCGGGATCCATATCGACGAGGAACATGATCCAGTTCGCGAGCATGGTGGTGAACGCGATCTGCGCGCCTTTGACGATGCTGACCTGGCGAATGCGCCGGTCGCTAAGCGCTTCCATCGGCCCGCGAATGTAAAAGGTGTAGGCGCTATCGTATTTGCCCGCGCGCGCAGTGAATCGGGCATCGAGGGATACGTAGCGATCGCTCCATTCCCAGAGGTTCAGCTTTTCGCGGATGACCAGCGCCGCGCCGACTGCGCGCTGCAGCGTGGCGTAAATGCGCACGCTCACTTCACACAACGAGGTTTGCGTCGCATGCGCTTTACACAAACGGCGTTCGCCGGCGTTTGTGGATCTGTTGTTGCCGGAGGCGAAGATTCATCAGCGGAAATCTCTTTCCGGAATTGTTCCGGCATCCATTCGCAGTCGCGGATGGGCGCGAGGCAGGCGGCGATTTCTTTCTCCAGCTCGTCCCGGATGTCCTGCGGATCGGTGAAGCCGGCGATGGTGTGCATCGCGCGGGTGGGCAACATTTGGAGACGTCCGATAATGGCGGACAGCAAGCGCGTGACGCCTTCTTCGACTTCGCCTATATCGATCTGCTTTTTGTGCTGCTCGAGAATGCCAGGCGTGTCTTTCTCAAGTTTGCGCATCGCCTCGAGCATCTGTGTCCAGGCGGCGAGGCGGTTGAGGAGCTTGCGGACGTCGGGGCGGGGATCGTTCAGCGTATCGCGAATGGCGTCGGCAAGCGCGAGCTCGATTTTGTTGATGCGCTTGATCGCGGCGACGAGCCCCTCGCCTTCGAGAAATGTTTCCTCGAGCCGTGCGCGCGATTCTGCTAGGGTGTCGTCGACGTCGGAATAATCCGCGCCAGTTTTATCATCGGATTTGCGGCCGGCATTCGACAGGAACTCGCCCATCGCGTCCGTGTCATCGCATGGAAGCTGGCGTTTCCACCAGCGCTTCACTGTAAGAATCGTTACACCGTAATTGTCGGCGTACTTCGCTTGGGAAAGTTTGTATGGCTCGCCATTGAATTGTCCACCGCGCTGAATCGGTCGCTCTCGAGTCACGCGCGAAGCGCGATAGTCAAGATGGTATCATGGTATCAATTCAGATTTTCAGACCATTCGTGCAAAAACGACGAAAGCTTGGAAAACGGCCCGATATGGGGGCTGGCAAATAGATTCCTTGTGCCCTCTCATGCCGCTTTGCTTAGTGAGCTGGCGCTGGCGCGTAGCTTCGTAAGCCATTGATAGAATGGATCAAAGTCTTGCACGAGCTCGCGCATGTCGGGCTTGTACAAGCCGACATCTACTCTGTGCATCAGCTTGTTGCATTCGTTCACCAGCGCGCCGTGATGCGATGGCAGGGCGAATTTTTTATCGCCCTTTAATTTCTTCCGATCTTTCACCGGCACGTAGCCAAAACGGAATTTGCGAATCGATTCCGCGCTCAAATGTTGTGAATTCACAACATTTGGATTGAGCCGATCCAACGTCATCGCTTTGCACGCTCTATCCCTGCTGAGTTTCGGATAAGCGCTGCTCCGGAAGTTCTCCCAATCTCCGTGCGCAACATTAGCCTTTAGCTGATTGAGAACTTTCCCGAAGCGCCAGGCCCGATCGATCGCATCATCGAAGCCCGAATAGATCGAGCCTTCCGCATGTTGCCATTGTGCGAAGAGCTTCTTGCCTTCCGCCGTTAACTTTCTGATGTCTGTGATATTTTGCATTTTATCCTCGTTGATTCACCACGCATTACTCCATTCCGGAACCCGTGGTTGCTGTCCCGAAAATCTCCGACAGTCCTGTTAAACGCCTGGCGCGTCTTATTGCTTAATCCGCCCAGCGCAGCGTTCGTATTGAGTTTGCCGATCAGATCCCGCCGCATCGCGTAGATCATCGCGAATCCGCGCTGGCCGAGTTGCGATAGCGAATTGCAACGCCGGCACCACGCCAACACGCCCCGATAATATTCGCCCACTTTAAGGACCGTCCGCCGGCGAAGCCCGATCGCTTCGCGCAATCCCAGCTCCCGATCCAGCTGCGTTTCCAGTTCCATTCCTTCCAGGAGCGCAGGCCGGAAAACCGCCATCATTGCATGAATGCGCCAACCCATTTCAATAACCGTCTTCGCCTCGCTCGCCCAGATCAGCGCGGCAGTGAAACATTCCCCGATCTTTCCCAGATCGTCATCGCGCACGCCCAAAGGCTCGAGGGCGTCCAATGGCGTATTTGAATCCACCACGTCATCAGCCGGATTGCCTTGCTCGTCTTCGTTATCGCCGTCGCCCTTCCAGCCAGGGCGCGATTTCTCAAACGGCAACGGCTTATCGTAACCGTTCTCGATCGCGTGCCGCAGCTGCGCCGGCGTCCAGTTTTCTCGCATTTTCGCAAACGCCGCGAGATATTCCCGATGTTGCTGCAACCGAATTGAATCATCCGGCATTGAGTAGCCGCGCCGAAGGGATAGAACTTTCGGCGGGCAAATTGTTGTGGGGCGTCCGCGCTAGATGCCAAAAATCGAGACGCGATCCCGCTGCAGCGGGACCGAATGACCGTTCCGGGGGATGAACAATCGCTTTGATCGAAATGGATTATTTCGCGCGCGCCCCAGCGTTTCAATACGCCAGCGCGCGAATTGTGGTGCTAACCTGACCGCATTTACCCGATTTATGCGCGTTTCTTGCGCGCCTTGGCCGGCTCAGGCGGAATTCTGAGAATAACCTTGACGGTCTTTTTCTCAGTTAATTTTTCAGGTGGTTGCCTAAGCGCTAACAAAAACCTGTCCAACTGCGGATTACTCCTGATGAGTATAATCCGGCCGCTTTCTCCCACATCGATATCGGACGGATGCGGCCTTGGGCGGCGCTTCATCCGGCGCCGGAATTTGCTTTGGGAAATATGCAGCCGCGTGCAGACATGCTTCACTGTCTCCCACGGGCCGCGAAGCTCCACGATATAGCCCCGCGTTTCCAGCCTTTTGATGAAAAGCTCATCGATCTGATTTGGCGACGCGCCGAGAAGCTTTAGAAATTGATCGATCAACAGTCAATCACGCGCGCTTTTTACGCCATTGCGCGAGATTAAGCAATCCGCTACCAGAGATGAAAGTCGGTAGTAGGCTACTTTGAACAAATTTATGATTGAAATTACAAAATCAGAAACTGCTGACACACGAACTTGCGACTTCGCGAACACCGGCAGGGAAACGCTACTGGCATCCAGCCGCCAGCATATCAGAGACATTGTGAAGGCGTTGGCGTTCGTTGGCAAGTTAATCGAGGCGGCGGGCCAACACGACTATGACAAGCTAAGCGGAATTGATTGGTTTCACGCCGATTTCGTAACCGGCTTCAAGGAAACGGGCTGGTGAATGAAAACTCGAAGTAGCCCACTACCGAAAAGTCTTGCCGACGGCCTGCGCGAGTTTCACGCATTCGCGGAATAGCACTGCGCCGAGTGGCTTGTCCCGTTTGTTTTTCGGGTTTTGTTCGTGATCTCTCACAATCCCGAGTGCGCGTCTGATGATCGAGAAATCTTGATCGCCAAATCTCCGCAGCCAGGTGAACCGATTGCGCGAAAAATCATCGCGGTCGCGCTGTTGTCGGCCGGCCAGTGATTCGAGCAGCTCGAACACGTGGTTCTTTTCATCATTAGCGAAACGTTTCTGCGTTTTAGGCGAACCGCCTACGTGTACTGCAATACGTTTTGTACTTACGTTTTGCAATACGTCGCGCGCACACGTACGCGCGTCTCGTGGCGGAATTGGTGATTCACCAACGCTGCCCGTCATTGGTGTTTTACCAACGCTCCCCGTCATTGGCGATTCACCAATCGCCAGCGCGTCATCACGCGCAGCCATTGCGACGCCTTCATCAAGGCCCGGCTCATCAGCCGGCAACGGCAATTTCGATTGTCCGCTCGGCTCAACAGCCGGCGTTTCATTTGCCATCACGTTGATCTTCTCGAGCTCGTGTGCTCGAGCGAGTGCCCGCTCCATATCGTAGAGCGGTTTCCGTTCGTTCCAGAACGCGGCCGAAGGAATAAACGCGTACGTTCGCGCGCCCCGATTGCCGCTTAACTGCACGATGCCGCGATCAACCAACCGCTGCATCGCGCGCGAAACATCTCCCCGATCCAATCCGGTCAGATCCACAAAGGCATCCAGCTCCGGGATCAGCGCAGCTTCGCGCCCGCGCCCGAACGACCATTCGATTATTACTTCGCTGACCCGCCGCTCACGTTCCGTCAGATCGTACATGTGCAACGCACGCCGGCTAATTCGCGCGAGCTGTGCAAAGTCCGCGCTCATGTGGTTTTCACGTCGTGCTTCGGATCGAAGCCGAGCCTCAGAAAATCAGCCAGGTCTTTACTCAATCGTTCGATTTGGCCGATGATTGCCTCGCAATGTGAACGCGACGTTTCGGCAGCGGGATTCTCAGGATGCGTGATCGCGAGCTGTAATTGCGAAACAAGAATGCACGCGTCGGGCAATCCGATGTTCAACTGAAGAATCTTCTGATCGCGATACTTCAGCATCTCGCGCGTACCGACGATCGCGTCCTTCAAGTTCATCGCGCGATCTCCGCTGTAGCCGCTGGCGCTGACTGCGGCGTTGGAAACTCACGAATTCGCAAATCGGCCGTCCATTCATTCGGCAATGACGCCGAATACTTGACCAGGCGAAACTCGATATCGCTGAGATTGCGATGCAAATACGTGAGCCCGTTGCCAAGCCGCAGATTGATTCCTTCCGCATAGCAATGCGCGCAGCCAGGCGAGCATTTCACACAGAACCAGCCACGTGTGCCTTTTGGAATTACGCGATCTCTGCCGCCGATGTTTACTGTGATGTCGCGCTTCAGGAAGGCCGCGATGGGGTTCCACGTTTTTTCTGTCCATTCGATTTTCGAATTCGCGCTCATGATTCGAAAAGCGTTTCGCTCGGCCGCACCACGTCGCCGGAAATGGTAACGAGCTCGCGCGCGGCCAGGCGCTGGATGTAAGTGTTGCGCGTCGAATGCTTGAAATTTGTTTTCTCGCCGATCTCTTCACGCGTGATGCCGCCAGGATTATCGAGAACAACCTGGAAAATCGCGCTCTCGCCGGCAGGCAATTTATCGATCCAATAACGCTGCAGCTCCGCGCCAGTCGGCAACAGCTGATAATCGCTGCCGATCCAATCAATCCCTGCTTCGGTGATCGCGAAACGTTCCCCGACTTGCGTCACGCAGCCGGCTGCCAGCAACCGCTGCAGATAAGTATTGCGCGTCGATCGCTTGTAACCAGTGAGCGTCGTGAGCTGCTCCCGCATCACGCCGTTCGGATGCTGCGCAATCGCGATCGCGCACCGCCGCTCGCCAATGCCGAGCGAAACCTCATCCGCAGAGACAGTGCCAGTTGCCCCGCTGCCTCTGCTATGTGCACTTGCGTCCTGATGCCGAGCGCGACTCGGCACAACTGTTCCGCCTCGCTCCTTTCGTTTTATTAAATAGTGGTTTGGCTGTAGCGGCAGCCGTGTCGGCTGCAATGTCCCGACGTCGCGAATCTTTGCAATTGCTGCGTTGATTGGCTCGAATTGCGACACGCAAGCCTCCCACGCTTCTTTGAGCGATCGCGCTGCGCGATCAAAACTTGCGTCGATTCGGTCCGCGACTTTCTCTAAGCGCGTAATCTGCCCGTCCTTCAAAACCGGAACCTCTACGCGCTTTGATTCGGTCCGTATCTTTTCAATTACCGCCTGACCGGCTCGGTCCTTTTTGGATGCCAGCTCGCGTTTCAGCTCGAAAATTTGTTTCTTCAGCTCTTTCGGGTCTTCCTGCTTGGCCCGCTCGATCGTGGCCAGCATCTTGTCGCTCAGATCTTCCAGCTCGATCTGTGATAGCTGTTTCGGCTCGATCGGTTTTACACCCGGCTTCGGCGTCGCGCTCACGTCCGCAGTTTTCTTTTCCGCGATCTTGACCGTCTTAGAAATCTCCAGCCATTGCGGACTCCACACGTGCGCCTCACCGATTTTCAGTTTCGGCAGCTCGCCCACGATATCTTTGTCGAGCCCTTTCTCGGCCACCCAGGATTCAATCGCTTTGCGCTCCTGTGGCCCGGTCATTTGAAACGCGAACAGACATTCCGTCTGGTTCAGCACGTCCTTGTTCACCGATTGCGGCCGCTGCGAAATTAAAGACGCGCCGATCCCGAAATTACGGCCGAGTTTCAGCAGTCGCTCGTACGCGCCCACCATCTTCGCCACGTCGCCGCGCACCTGTTGCGGCACGAACTCCTGCGCTTCCTCAACGAAAAGATGAAGCGCGGAGCGTTGCGATTTCTTCCGATGAAAAAGCTGCGTCGCGAAATCCGTCGCGAACCGGCGTTGCTCGCTTAAAAGAAAATTGGAAAGATCGACAACCGCCGAAATCGTTTTATCGACGATCAGGTCCGCGATCAGCGCGCCGCCGCCTGGTTCCAGCGGAATATCGCCGTGCAACCCGCCGAAAACTGGAATCTTGTACGCATCGCTTTTTCCATCTTTGCCCACGCGCAAACCCCACCACACGCCTACCGGGTCCAACGCCACGATCTGCGCTTTCGCGTCCAGCATTTCTTCGCATAGCTTTGTCGCGAAATAACTTTTGCCGCTCCCGGTCCGGCCCAGGATCCCGAACTTCTGCGTCACCGCATCGATCGGCAACGAAAGCGAAGAAGAAATATGCAGCTTGCTCATTTGAGAGGACGAACCGTGACGGAGACCCGGCGAACGACTCCGCTGAGCTTGTGCTCTTTGAGTTTGCGCTGGCAATCACGAGCTCGGAAACGTTGAAAGAACAGCGCGGGTCCGGACGGTTGACCGTGCGATATGAATTCCGAGCCGTCTTTGCGCCGAATGAATATGGCGAACATCTCCTTGCCTTCGTACATGTCTTCAGGATGCATCGACGGAGGTTTCAGCTTGCTCATGAATCGGAGCGCAGCTTTACGATGTTCAGGATCACAACGTCCTGCGGTTTGAAATCGGCCAGCGAGTATTTTTCCTTCGTGCGATCGTGAAGAAGTTTCTTCAAACGCGGAAGGTCCGATAAACGAGGGAGATCGTGCGAAATGATATCATCGAAAATACGCGGCCAACTTGCTCTCCGAGGATCGACAGTGAAGGAAATCAAATAGCTCTTCATCAGTACAGGTGTTCGCTGAACAAATAGCCGCGGCGACCGTCGAGTGGGTTTCGAATCTGGCCAGCTTTCGCTGCGACTTTCCACGCCCGCTCGCGCGTTAGAAAATTGCCGAATTGATCAATGAAACCCTGCTCCGCGCCGCGCCACTCAATGCGCAAATTGCGCTTGCCCGCCGCGTGCGACCGCATGACGTCGTCGAGATGCCTGGCGCCGCAGATAATGCGGCCACTCATTCTGCTTCGTATTGCAGCACAAACAACAAATCTCGCCTTCGCGAGCTTCGTGTCCTTCGTGGTAAAATTCCGCATGGCTTAAAGTTTTTCCTCGTCCGTCGCAGCCTGCGGAACCGCCAATCCACCACGGCTCCTGATGATCCGGATCGCTTCCTCCTGGAGCGCCACTTTCCGTTTCCGGATCCCGATATCCTCCATCTGGACAACGAACCGCTCGCCAGTGATCACCAGCAGCGTCACGCAAATAACCAGCACGATCTTCATGCCGCTTTCTTTCTTGTGGCGGCAGCCGTGCCGGCTGCTTTCGGCAACTGAAATAACGCGGCCACCTTCGCCACGCGGCGCTTGGATAAAAGCGGCCGGTTCATCGTCGCCCTTTCTTCGAGCATCGCTCCGCGAACTCATCCCAGGCTTGCACCGACGCGCTCTTGCCTTTACTTGTTAGCCCGGTATTGCGCTGGCCGCGTGAGAGCTCTGCTCTTTTACGCGGTTCCGACGTGGCTGTCCGGCGCTTTTTACCTCGGGCGCCGTTCCCCTCAAGGCCGGCGCCCGGCTTTTCCATCGGCGGCGCGTTGCTCATGCCACCGCCCTCAGTTGCGTTCCCGCTGATCTCTGATCTCCGACCTCCGACCTCTTACGATTAACCGTGTGATTTTCAATCAACGCTTCGATCGAGCTCAGCTTCCACCACTTGAACCGGTCGATCCGCACGTACTCGAGCTGATATTTATTTGCCAGGCGACGAAATGTCCGGCGCGGGTATTTCCCTTTTATCGGCAGAATCGCCAGCGCGCCGTCTTCATCCACGAGCTGCAACGATTTCAACATCTCATCGCGCAACAACGGCCGGAGGTCTGAGACCTCTTTTGTTATCGCTTCGCGCGCCATGCCGATAATTGTCTCCTCGGATATTTCGATGCTCATCGCCGTTAAGGCAGAAATTTTGGGCGCCGTGGCATCTGCTCAGTCGGCGCATCTTGCCGTTGCCGTTGCTCGTTCGTCTCACGCTGCAACCGACGCAGCCGCTTAGCGTGGAGCCGGGACTCAATAAAAACCCATGTTGCAAAAAGCAGCGCCGCGATAAATATCGCCGCGAGGACACAAGCGGCGATCTGCCAGCCCGATAAATCCGACATCCGACATCCGACATCCGACATCTGAATCACTCTCGCCATTGCGCCATCACCTCCCGGGATTTCTCGTCGCTTGGAACGAGCGGGACGGAGTCTCTTGTCGCGTCTGGCGAGCTCTTGCCAGCAGCTATCGGGTCGCGCGCGCGCTTCTCGAAAAGACTCCGTCCCTTTGTTTTAGAAATTGGAGCGCGAGCCCGGACTTTAACCGAACTCTCCTTCCCGGTAGAAAGGCACATCGACTCTATGCTTCCCGCGCCATTTGAAATTTGCGGTGCCGGCACTTCGCCGTACTCCAGCGCTCGAATAAATTCCGCGAGCTCACCGCCGCCGTTTGGCAAAACTTCCGCCCGGATCGGCGCAAGCTCTTCAACTGACAATTGCAATCCGCCAATAATTTGTTCGTGCCAGAATTTCAGCGCACGATGAAAAGCCAGGTCCGAACCAGCGCACTCCTGTACCGTCTCTGCCTCACGGATCCGCGCCTCGAGCACGCGCGCCATTTCCATCCTGTACGTCAGCTCCGCGTTCATTGTGAGTTAATCGCGGCTGTTCGCGTAATAGAAAATTTCGCGGCTCATTTGCGTGCCGGTCAGCGTCGGCCCCTGGCTCAACGCTAAAAGAACAATGCGCGCCCGATCGTCGTTCGGCTGCGATCGCAGCCGCCCGACCACTCGATCAAAATTGTTGCGCCAGGTGCCGGCCACGGCGCTTTTGAGAGTCGGAATCGCGATCGCCTTGCTCATGGGCCGGTGATCCAATCGTCGTCATAGTCGTACGCCTTCCGCGCCTCGTAGCGCTCGTCCTCAAAATTCTTGATGACGGCGATTTGTTCAGGCGTTCGCTCCGACTCAGGAATTTGGCGATATCGCTCGATACGACTCTGCAGATATTCTCGGTCCGCAGCTTCTGCCGCGGCCTTCTTCGCGATCTTGTACTGCTCAACGGCTTTATCCGTTAGGCGCGCAGCTTTTTTCCGTAGCTCATCGATCTCCGAGATGCTCACCGGAAGCGGCGAGCTCAGCTGCACTTCGAAGTGACAATAATCGTGCGAGCGCATCACTTTCACGCTCGCGTTCAATTTCTCTCCGGCCGGTTCGCTCATACGGTTGTTTTTCCGGTTCGAGGAAATCCGGCTATCACGATTTGCGCCTCGATAATTCGCGGATCGCGCGCGAACACACTCGCTTCCTCGAGAGTCGGTTTTCGCAGCGCCAAATCCTCAGTCCGCACCGAATACAAAGACTCACGCTGCCGGGTTCCGGCTTATGGGATTCAGCCTTGGCAATTCCCGTTGAGAGCTCGTGCTCCGCGCCACAATAGGGACAAGCGACTGCCGTTTCGTGAGAAATCATCTGTGAAAATCCGTGTCCATCTGTGGCTAAAGTTTTTCCGACACCTCAAAAAAACCGTCCAGCAACGTCTCGTGAAATTCCGCTTCCGGGTACCGCTGTCTCGCGTATTCACGCAGTGCTTCGAGCTCACCGAAGAACTGGCTGAAAGATTCCGCTTCGTAAATGTACAGCACGCCGCGGCCAGATTGCCGTAGCCCGATCAGTTCGATTCGAGAGCGCACCAGGAGCGACTGTCCCAATTGATAACTGGAGCGCGCCCCAGGACTCGAACCTGGCTCTGCGGCCTGGACGGCCGCCGTGTCTTCTTCGACACTTTGCGCGCCTGAATTCATATCCGTGGAATCCGCGCGATCCGTCGTCGCCTCTCCGGCTTCGCCGCCAGATAGACCGCATAAAGCGCGAGCACGACCACAACGCCAAACGGATCGATGATGATGAGGTCCAGCGGTTGCATCAGGCCGCCCCCCTCCTTAAAAGAGTTGCCGCGGGCTGTTGCATGAACGGAAAATTAAGGTGCCTCATGCTCATGCTGCCTCCTCCGCTTTGAGCGTACACATCTTGCGCACCAGGTCTTGCGCGCCGAGCTGAAGCGCCGCTTTGATCGGCGCGAATTTTTTCAGCAGGATTTCGGCGGCCGCAGATTTCTCGATGATTTCTCTGGCCTTCGCTCGCCGCCCCAAGTAATCCAGTTTGTTCCACTCGACGACCGCATCGACGACCTCATCGACGCCCGCGACGACGCCCGCGACGACGACCGCATCGACGAACGCATCGACGACCTCATCGACGCCCGCGACGACGACCGCATCGACGCCCGCATCGACAAATTTCTTACGTGCCCTCTCCATAGACGCAGCCCTTGCTTTCCACGCTAGATCACGGGCCTTGCGAACGTTCTCAAAGGTAGGATTCGCTCTCAGCATTTCAGCTGCGGCGTCTAAGCCGGCCAGCGATAGCGCTGCCGGCGCCGCATCGCGCGCGACAAAATCGCGGATCATTTCCAGCCGTCGCTGTTCGATCTCGCGCGTCGATCGCGTGCCAACAAGCAGCGGCACCAACGGCTTCAAAAGTCGGTTCCGCTCCGCGTCGCTCAGCAACCTGTCGTTCCATTTGATCATGAACGAAGTGATCACCGGGCACGCGCATTGCGGATGATCGCTATGCGGCTCGCCGGCAACCCAGGCCACGGCCTCCATCACGCACACGCCTTGGCCTCGCTCATAGTGATTGCCCTTCTTCAGCTCGATCCCATCCAGTCCGAGCAGCGGAAGTTTCGTTACCGCGCTCATGGCGTCGATTGCTCCATCGCGATCTCCCGGGCTTTAACGCGCCGATCCATCCAGTGTCCCGCCGTCGCCCCAAGCCACACCGCCAGCGCCAATATCACGGCAAAAATAATCAGCTTCATGCCCCCCCCCGCGCCTCCGCGCGTTTTTGCGCTTTGCGCAGCCGTTCCAGCTCTTCGATGCAGCGCTTTTCCCATTCCGCTGCGGCGATGGTTATGTCCGGATCGTCGCTGGTTTCCAGCGATCGCGCGTAATCGCGCATGGCCTCAGCTACGTGTATTTTTGCGTCCATTTGTGCTCGATGTCTGACAGAACTATCTGCCGAACAGAACCCCGTCAAGAAAAAAGTTGACTTTTTTTCAAGTATTCGTTAAACGAATGGCTCAAAGCTTATGAGCCAATTCTCTAATCAGCTTCAGGCTTCGATTGAGGCCCAGGGCTTCAGCCAGGTCGAGATCGTCGAGAAAATCGGGGTCTCGCAAGGCCAAACGAGCCGATACGTCAATGGCGAGAACCGGCCGGAACCGGATGTTTTCGAAAAGCTGTGCGAGATTTTTCCGACGGAGGAGCGCGTGCGGCTGATCGTCGCTTATCTCGCTGACGACGTCCCTGTGCGCTATCGGAACCTCATATCGATTGAACCCACAGAGAAAAGCGCGCGCACGGCGGAAGAATCGCCGGTCTATCGCTCGCGGATGCCGCGAAAACTTCGGGAAGCTTATGATTATTTGGGCAGCGCCGCCTTAGAGAAGCCGGCGATCGCACAAATGCTCATCAACACGCACAAGCTCTCGGAGCATTCGACCTGAAAGTAAAAACGCCGCCTAAAAAATGGAATGGTTCATTTTCTGGCTCATCGTCAACTGCATCGTCGGCTACCTGATCGGCAAAGAGCGAAACGACGTCGCCGGCGCAATCACGATTTCGATCCTGCTAGGCCCGATCGGTTGGATCGTCGCGCTGTTATCGAAGGGTAATCTTCGCAAATGCCCATTCTGCGCCGAGCACGTTAAACCCGAGGCTAAAGTTTGCCACCACTGCGGCAAGGATCTCCCGGAGCTTCCCGCGCCAGCGCCGCCAGCAGCGGCTCCAAAAACGGAAGCGCCGCAAGTCCCGCCCCTAAGCTCTGCGGCAATCATCACCGTCTCAGCGATTGTGGTAATTGTGCTCGCCGCGGTGGTAGTGGGCGTGAAACAAAACCAAAAAAGCCAGAAGCTTCGTGACGAACTCAATCACGCTCTCTCAGAATCTCGGTTGGAGGGTGGACCCGCTCCAGCGCCGCCAACGTCGGCTGCGGAGACTCCGCAAGAAAGCTATCACTGGTCGCTCACGCTCAACAAGCCCACAGAGCTCAAAGATAGCGTCGGTCGCGTCGTAGCCAGGCTCGAAAAGGGGCAATCGGTCCAGTACACATTTCGCGACAATTACATCGCTCGCATTGTCTACGGCGGCACCTACTACGAAATCCCCCTCTCATCGACCGATCTCAAATGAAGCACAAGCCGATCCTGGTAAAAATCGGCAACGTCACGATCCCCATTTACGCATTGCGCGACGGCCGCTTCGCGGTCGTGTATCGGCCGGCGCCTAAAGCGAAACGCAAAGTTCTCCCATACAAACTTCTCTCCAGAGCCAGGCAAGTCGCCCAGGAGAAAGCGATCGCAATTTCAAACGGCCGCGGCGAAGCTGCCGATTTCACAGCAGCGGACCGCGAAATTTATTTGCACGCAAAAAATATCGTCACGCCATTCCGGATCGGGATTGCGACGGCGCTCGAGCAATGGTCGGAATGGAAAGCGCGCGGATCCGCCGGCGCCCGGCGCGCACGTGTTCCGGAGATCGTCGAACAACTGCTCATTTCGAAAGCCGATCACAAACTCTCGGTAAAATACATGGGCGCCCTCAAACGCGATCTGCGCGCGTTCGCCGGCAAATTTCAGCAGCACATCGACGAGGTCCGCGCCTTACCGATCGAGAATTATTTGCGCGATCTCGGCGTCGGCGATCGCAGGCGCAACAACATTCGCGACGTCATCGTCACGCTTTTTCTTTTCGCAAAAGAACACGGCAGGCTTCCGCAGGACCGCATCACCGAAGCTGAGAAAGTGAAGCGCATCGATCTCGAGCACGGCGCCCCGCGGATCTACACGCCGCCGCAACTCCGAGTGATACTCGAGCACATTTCTCCCGAATGGATCGATTGGATTTGTTGCCAGGCCTTCGCCGGCATTCGTCCGGAAGAAGCGGGCAGACCGCACATCAGTAAGAAAAATGGCGAGCATCGCAAATTGATGTGGACCGATTTCCTGTGGGACGAACGCCAGATCAGGATCGTCGCCCTCATTTCAAAAACCGGCCGCGATCGCTACATCTCGATGAACGATACCTTGCTCGCCTGGTGCGGCCATCACCGCGGCGAAATTGGCCCGGTCTGCGTGCACGATCGCCCCGATCGCGAGACCGGCCGCCTGGGCGAGCTGTTAGGCTTCGATTGGATCAGCGACGGCCTACGACACAGTTACGCGAGTTATTGGCAATCGCTCCACAAAGACATAGCCAGGCTCAAAGAAGAAATGGGCAACAGCGAGCAAGTGAACCGCCGCTTTTACTATCATCCTCAGCCCGCCGCGATCGCAAAAAAGTGGTGGGCAATTCTCCCCGACGAACACGATCTCGCCGGCAGCCGAAAAGTCATGCAGATGCCCCTCGGCATCGCATTTCGATGA